AAAGTGGATCCTAACAGCATCCTTCACACCGATGGCTGACGAGGCTACGATGGACGGGTTGATTTGGGTTTGGAGAAGCACTTTCGGGTCAATCACGGCAACCGAGGCAAGTCAAAGGCTCCAGGCATGTCAACGGCATCGAGTCTTTCTGGAGCGATGCCAAACAATCGGCTGACGCAGTTTCATGGCGTGCGAAGGGACAAGTTCGAGCTGCATCTCAAGGAGACCGAATTCCGTTTCAACCACCGGCACCTTGATCTCTACAAGACATTGCTTAAACTGCTCAGAGATGACCCTTGGGGAAACGTTTGATCCCTAACCCGCATTTCTCACACCCTCACGGTTCGGTCCCCGTTGGCGCGGTTTTTTTCTTCACGCGTCGCCGTGACCGCGAGGATTCAGGCCCGCGAGCGGCCAATGGAGTGCAGGCGGGTGAGGTTCTGCGAGCGGTCAGGTGCGTTGAGGGGGCAAGCGGCGCTGTTTGGGCATGAGACCGCCTCGCGCGAACGGGAGCGCGATCGGATCAGTAGGGCCACGGTGGCGTGGCGGATCAGCCGGGGGCGAGTCTGGCCTGGGCCAGGCGCCAGGTGGTCTGGAACGGATGACTGCTGGCCATGCTGACATGGATGCGGCGCACGCTGATCTTGACCCGTGCGCCGATCTTGAGCAGTTTCAGGCGCAGGCTCTCGCAGGTGGCGTCGGCCAGTTCGGTGCCAGCCAGCCCGATGCGGCGCAGCGCTTCGAGCATGACGTAGGCGAAGGAGGCGAACCACAGCCGCAGCTGATTGGCCCGCATCGTCGCCGTTGAGGTGCGATCGGCAAACAGGTGTAGCTGGCACTCCTTGATGCGGTTCTCCATTTCGCCTCGGGCGCAGTACAGCGCCTCGTACAGTTCGCGTGCCGGCCAGCGCTGAGCGTCCAGGCTGGTGACGATGAAGCGCGGATTGGCCTTGCCCGGCAGCTGCTCGGCCTTGCCGACGACCCGCCGGGCGCACGACCAGCTGTCAAGGGTGCGGTAGGTGAAGTCGCGAAACCGCCGTGCGGGCTTGCCGGTCTGGGTGCATTCGGCCTGCGCCTGGCTCATCTCGGTTTCGATCTGGGCCTTGAGCCGGTCGTTCTTGGCCAGCCCGAAGACGAAGTCGATGTGCGTCTGCTCGCACCAACTCATCAAGGCATCGCGCGCAAAGCCCGAGTCGGCACGCAGCACGATGCGCACCTCCGGCCAGTGGCGACGGATCTGGGTAACGATGCGTTCGAGTTCATCGATGCTGCCCGCCGAGGCATCCGTGTTGGCCCGGCGCAGCTTGGCGGCGAGCAGATGTCGGCCGCAGAAGATGTACAGCGGCAGGTAGCAGTAGCCGCCGTAGTAACCATGGAAGAAACGCCCTTCCTGCTGGCCGTGCAGCGGGTCGTCGGTGGCGTCCAGATCGAGGATGATCTCGTCAGGTGCCTGCTCGTGCGCCTCGATGAAGCACGCGACGAACAGCGACTCGAAGGCCGCTGGATCGTGAGCGATCTTGTGATAGCGCGAACCGTCCTTGGTGTCGGGGGCATGTTCGAGCCGGTTCAAGGTCGACTTGCCCGCCAGCGGCTCGCAGCCCTTGCGCCGAGCGCTGAGCTTACCGGCCAGCGTGGCCAGTACCGGGTCACGGCGCAATTGATCGTGATCGTTCAGGTCCTCGTAGCCCAGCGCTATCCCCACGATCCGTTGCATCACCAACGTGTGCACCGTGTGTTCGATCAACTCCGGATCGCGCCCATCCTCGAAGCAGGCCGCCACCCGTTCGGTCAGCCGCAAGGTGCGATCGACCTCGCGCAGCAACAGCGCGCCCGCATCCGAACTGATCTGCCCTCCGTCGAAATCCACCGCCACCTGGCGGCCATCAATACGCTTCGCGCATGGGCTGACTACGGCACACTGTGTCGGCATCGCGGCTTCCTCAGAGATATGGTTAAGTCGTTCTCGCAAAACAACTTTCTCATATCTCCGGCCGCGATGCACCTTCTATCTGTGAGAAATGCGGGCTATGCAATGGAATTGGCCCGGATAAAATGAAAAATCACAGAGTGCAACAGCGGTTTTTTCTCCGGTTCTTCCTTATGATGGAAAACTCTCCGCGTTTTTAACGGCCCCCTTGCAGAGGCCGTTTTTTCTAAACCCCCTAGGCGCTATTTCTACTTATTTTTTGGGCTTTTCAGCCAGCGAGGCATTGATCTTCTTCAGCCAGGCATCCCCATTTTTCTCGATGTAAGGCTTTTCGACGATCGGACGCATTTTTTCACGAAAAACGCTGGCGTCCACCTCGTTGATCGCAACACCTTTCTGTTTCATTTCCTCAAGGAATCTGGCCGAATTGTCATTGGAAAACTGGCGCATTTTGACGGCGCCGGCGTAGGAAGCCTTGAGCAGGATATTCTGTGTCGCTTTCGGCATGGCCTTGAATTTCTCCAGATTCGTGACCTGGATCAGCGGGCCATACATATGTTTTGTTAACGATAGGTATTTTTGTACCTCATAGAATTTTCCTGCGTAAATTGGGGCAATCGGGTGTTCCTGACCGTCCAGCTCGCCGCTCTTAAGCTTGTCGTAAATTTCACCGAAAGGCAGTGGCGTTGGCTCGGCGCCCAGCCCTTTTCATAGCATGACATGCACCGGATTGGCCGGCATGACGCGCATTTTCAGACCTTTAATATCGTCCGGCTTGGTAATCGGGCGAATATTATTGGTCGTCGAACGAATACCGTTTTCCCAGAAGGACAGGCCCTTAAGGCCATGCGGTTCAAGCGTCGCCAGCATTTCCTCACCGAATTTGCTGTCGAGTACCTTGTAAGCCTGTTGTGGGGTGGTGATCGTTTTGTCCAACAGGATTAATCAGGGCGAGTCAACGGAAACGCCCATTTGATGCGGAACTCAGGGCGATCTGCCAGAAAATTTGCCGCACATCAATTTTGCAAAAAAACGGGCACTTTTTAAAAAATTTTGCGCATTTTTTGTCCAAAAACAGGTCAGGAATAAACAGAAATTAAAACCGCGTCCCTGCCCAGACTACCCGACCGATAATCGCTACATTTCCTTCCGCCATCTTGCTTGTGTCCAGTGTCCACGGCTCATAAACAGGATTATCACTGGTAACGCGGATTTGCCCGTCTGGCAGGGCTTGCAGCCGCTTAACGAGGAGCATATCGCCCATACGCATAATATATATCCCCTCCTTATCCGGGCGGGTGAGACTGTGGTTGACCAGAATCACATCCCCGTTATTTAGGGTCGGCCGCATCGACTCGCCCGAAACTCGAATCAGAATCAAATCCTTAGGCTGCATCCGCAAATCTCGATAAATCCAATCCTCACGGAACATTAACGAGTCATCAGCCTCCTCATTGCCGACAATTGCGCCGTGCCCTGCGGCTGCGCGAACGTTATTGTGCAACGGCAACGCTATGTAACGCCCCGACGCTGTCGCCTCTTGCGCCGATAGTACCGTTGCTGACCCTGACGGATAGGGGGTGTCCTCTCGCATCTTAGGCGCTGCCAGGCCAGACAGCGCATTAAACATCTCCCCTTTGCCAGTCAAAAGCCAGTTGGCGTTAATCCCAGCAACAACAAGCTTCTCGATTGCTTCTGAGCCCGGGAAGCTCGACCCCTGCTCATACTTTTGGTACGAACTAGTGGGGATGCCAAATAAGGATGGCGCATCTTTTTTGGAGTATCCGAGACTCTCGCGGAAGCGCCTTATCCGGTGACCAATATCGTGCACAGCTTGCTCCTTGAAAGCTGTGCACTCGACCATGTGCACTGTAGCACCTGCACAACTTTCGTAATTTACTGATTATTAAACCAATATTCGGATTTTGTGCATAAAAACCAAAAAAGAAAGATGTGCACATCAAAAAGGGTTGACAACCAATCAAATTTGGCGTTTAATGCAATCCATCGCTTAACGACAACGTTAGTCTAACCATTATAGGAAACAGTACAAAATGGTATGCAAAAAAGATTGGCACCCAGCCGATATAAAAGCAGCCCTGGAGAAGCGTGGGTGGACGCTCATTGGCCTGGCCGAGCACTACGGAATCAAAAGCTCATCCTCGTTCTCCTTTGCCCTCAGCAATAGCTATCCACTGAATGAACGGCGCATTGCTAATGCGCTGGGTGTGCCCGTGCAGGAAATTTGGCCGTCCCGTTACTTTGCCGACGGCACAAAACGCCCTCGCGGCCTGCGCGGCGCGCGGGCATCCCGCCTTGGTGCGCACGCATAGCAAAGGGCTAAAAAATGAGCACCTGCTCAATTGATGTAATCGCAAAATCCCTGGGCGTGCACCGCACTACCGCCCTACGGAAGTCAGACAAAGAGGCATGGCCATACACCGAAACAGATGTCCGTGGCGGCCACATGCGTATTTACGAGATCGACAAGCTGCCTAAGGCCGTCCGTAACGCGATCAAACAACACAAAATGCAGACAGATGTGCTGCCCGCCGTGGTCTCTGAGATTACTGCTCCGGCTGTGGCGCAATGTAACGAGCTGTCATTAACGCACGATCAGCGCGCGATCCGCGACGCGCGCTCAGGTATCCGCGCGGCGATCCATAAAACAATGGCCGATCTGGGATGCAGCCTGCATGAGGCATCGGTCAGCCTGATTTGTGACGCCCAGCGCGGCACGCTTGACCCCATATTGATGCGGATGCTGCACATTGCGCGCGACAAGCGCGGCAGCTCACGCGGCGAGTTACCGACGCCGCGCACCCTACGCCGCTGGCTGGCTGCCGACGATCTGGCCCCCGACATGCCACAAAAGGATTTTGTCGTGCCGGTCTGGGCGCGGGCGTTTTTGGCGCACTATCAACAGCCACAAAAACCAAGCCTGTCCGACGCTTACCGCCAGTTTGCCGCCGAGTATGCGGGCGATCTGCCGAGCGAGTGGCAGGTGCGCCGGTTTGTGGGCAAATTAGGGGCAGTAACCCGCGAGCGCGGCCGCATGGGAGAGCGCGAGTTGCGCAACATCCAACCCTTTGTCCGCCGTGATTTTGCAGCCCTCTTGCCCAATGACATCTGGTCGCCTGATGGACACACGTTTGACGCCGAGGTGCAGCATCCATTTACGGGCAAAGCATTTAGGCCGGAAATCACAACATATATTGATATTGCCACCCGCCGCGCGGTCGGCTGGTCGGTAGATTTGGCCGAGTCGAGCATGGCCGTCGCGGATGCCCTGCGCTCCGCCGTCCAGAGATACGGCATCCCGGCCATGATCTACTCGGACAACGGCTCAGGCTACAAAAATGCCTATCTTGAGGACGCAGCGCTTGGCCTGCTTGGCCGCCTGGGTATCACGGTACGTCACTCAATCCCATATAACAGCCAGGCGCGCGGTGTCATCGAGCGCGCGCACCAGACAATCTGGGTGCGCTCGGCAAAACGGCTGCCGTCCTACATCGGGCATGTCATGGATCGTGAGGCGCGCCTTGCCAATTACAAATTAACGCGGGCGGCGATCAAACACGGTGGCGCTATGCCGCTCATGCCCTGGCAGCTCTTTATCGAGTTTTGCGAGGATGCCGTTGCCGCCTATAACGCCGCGCCGCACCGCTCTCTCGGCGGCGTCTCGCCCGATCTGTGCTGGCGCAATCATGAGGCGCGCGGCTGGTCGCCGACAAGGGTCGAGGGCGACGAGGTGATCACGCTGTTTAGGCCGCGCGTTGCTCGTACCCTGCGCCGCGGCGAGATACAAATTTTTAACAATATCTATTTTGCCCGCGAGTTTGAGGAGTTTAACGGGTCGCTGGTGCATGTGGCTTATGACATCCACGATCCGCGCTATGTGTGGGTCTATCTGCCGGACGGCCGGTTTGTCGGCACAGCCGAGGTTAACGGCAACCGCCGCAATTACTACCCCGTCGCCGTTATCGAGCAGGCCCGCGACCAACGCGCCAAAGCGCGTTTGGCGCGCATCGACGTTAAGCGCGACGACATCCTCGACGAGCTGCACGGCGCGGCGGCAATTGACGTAGCGCCCGCGCAAACCCTTGTTATTGGCGGTCGCGTTATTGAGGTTGCCGAGATCGACCAAATGCTCACCGATACGCCCACCGAACCGCTCAATCTGCACGATACGTCGGCGACGATTAACGCGGCGATGCCTCTTGAGACTGAGCAACCGGCCGCAAAACCGCCGCGCTCTGAGCGCTCGGCCGAGGACAACTATGCGGAGTGGTGCGAGCTGCGACAACGCCAACAAAACGGCGAAATCCTGCGGGATGTGGATGCCCGGTTTATCGAGACCTGGCCGACAACGATGCAGGGATCATCACACCTTGATTATCTGGGACTGAGGCACCTCATCCCAAAAAAACAGGCCGTTGCATAGATACGCAACGGCCGGTTTAGGGCGCAGGCTGGGACCAACAACCTGCAATTACTACGACAAACGGAGTTATTAGATTATGGCGCAAACAGCAAATCTCCACAACCTGAGCATTGTCCGGCAGTTTGCTCGGACGACCGACCGCACGGCAGGGCTACCCGGCATTGCCGCGCTCTACGGCCCGGCCGGATTTGGCAAAACCACCGCCTCAATGGCGGTAGCCAACGAGCATCGCGCTTATTTTGTGCAGATGCGGTCAGCATGGACGCGCAAAACCTTGCTCGAAAAAATCCTGCTCGAAATCGGCGTTAAGCCGCTCGGCACGCTGCCCAAAATGCTTGACCAGATCACAGATCAACTCTCGGTCTCGCGCCGCCTGCTTATTATCGACGAGTTTGACTACGCCACCCACTCGGACGCCATGATCGAGCTGGTGCGCGACATCTACGAGGGGTCGCGCGGCTCGCTGCTCATTATCGGCGAGGAGATGCTGCCGCAAAAGCTCAAGCGCTGGGAGCGGTTCCACAGCCGCGTCCTCTCGTGGATCCCCGCGAGAGGCGTCACCGAAAAAGATGCCCAGCTGCTGGTGCCGATCTACTGCCCGGGCGTTAAAGTGCAGCCCGACCTGCTCCAGCACCTCGTCGGCATCTCGCACGGCTCCGTCAGGCGCGTTTGCGTCAATCTCCACCAAATCAAAGAGACATCAGGGATGGAGGGGTGGCAGTCTGTCGGCATGGCCGAGTGGGGCGAACGCCCGCTTTATACGGGCGAAGCGCCGCGCAGGGGGGCGTAATCGTGCGCAAACCTGTAACCACCTATGCCGGCGGCAAAGGGCCGCGCCAGCGCGTCTGGGAGGCTATCCGCGCCCAGCGTGACGCCGAGTGGACGCGCGTGCAGATTGCCGCCCTATCCGGGATCGACGGTAGCACATTGTCGAGTTACATCCAGTCACTCGAGCACGCAGGCATCGTCAAAATGGTGCGTCAGGCACCGGGCGCACGCAAACATTACCGACTCATTAACGATGAGGGCGTCGAGGCTCCGCGCCTACGCACGGACGGTACGCGCTGCACGCGAGGGCTTGTGCAGGAGCAGATGTGGCGGACGCTGCGCATGATGCGCGCAGACACCAATGCCCGCGAGCTGGCAGCGCACGCCAGCACGCCGCGCATCCCTGTGGCGTTTGGCACTGCTAACGAGTACCTTAAAACCCTTAAAAAAGCCGGGTATCTTGAGGTGACGTTACCCGGTAAGGGCGTATCGGCCAGGTATTGCGCACTCGCGCGTTACCGACTGATCCCATCGTGCAACACCGGGCCGCGCCCGCCGGTAATCTGCAAAACACGGACGGTCTACGACCCCAACGTTGACAAGATCGTCTGGCAGGCGCCGGTCTCTGATGAGGATGCGATCTATGGCTGAGTCCATCACTGATCGCCGCGCGTTTGCGCAGCAATTGCTATCTGACGCCGTCCGCGCGCATCCGCGCGGAAAAGCTGGGGTGGCGGCGCAGCTAGGCGTATGCCGGTCGCTGCTCTCTCGCACGCTCTCACCCAACGACAAGCTGGAGCTATCCGAGCCGCTGATCCAGCGGGTAATTGACTGCCTGCACACCATCCCGGTGTGTCCGGCAACCGGCGAGCCGATTGCCTACAGCGATTGCCAGCGTATCTCGTCAGGACCGGCTCCCAGCCACAACCCTTACAAAATGACTATCTGGGTGCGTTGCCACACGTGCCCAAACAAACATGCGGAGTAATCACGATGCAACACCACATCCAAAACACACCACCGACGCGCACGCACAGACGCTGCGCAGCGACAGTGCAGCCTCAGGTAAGCACTACAGTTAATGCGTTAAACCGCCTCAAACAATCCGCGGCATGGCTGGAGTCGCACGGCATCCGCGTTATCGGTTATTGCGGCCTGTCCGGCGAGATGCCCGAGATTACGGTGCAGGCCGGTCCAAAAACATTTGCGCTGTTTAGCGGGCGTTATGAGCAGCGCGTGGTCGGACACGACGGCGTCTGCAAATACGCCGAGTGGGAGGCAATCGACAGCGCACGTCAGGTGCGTATTTGCTGGACGGAGGTGACATCATGAGCCGCACATCTATACGCGCCAGACGGACGCGCATGCTACAACGCCGTGCCGCCACAAAAGGCTTTGTCGTGTCCGATGCTTTTGACGCCTTAAGCCGTCTTAAAAAATCAACAGAGTGGCTGAGATCACACGGTATCAGCGTCTTAGGTTACTCGGTGATTTTGGACATCGGCGAGCCACCGGACATTATGGTTCAGCCCGGCCCAAAAACGTTTGCCCTGTTTGCAGGGCAGTACACGCGGCGCTCGGTATGCCAGACCGTCGATGGCGAGGTTACCGATTTTGAGGCGGACGACCGTAAAAATGGCGTGCGCATCAACTGGACGGAGGTGCCGGTATGAGCAGCATTACCCACATTGCCGATGTGCGCCGCACACCACGTGTGCTTAATGATGGTTACATCCGGCGCTTGCGCGAGGCTAACGAGGCCGTGCGTCAGTTAAAAGCGCTGGGATGCCGTATCCGGCGCGTGTCAATCTGCCGCGTTGCTCTGCCGAGCGAGATCGTTGTCGATCACAACCCGCACCGCCGTCTGATCGGCTGCGAGAGCGTGCATGTCACCTGCGGAGGTCGGCCATGAGCCTGTTGAGCATCCAGCTCGCTCAACTTGTAAATGAGCGCTCGCTTGCCGATCAGATCCTCGACATCCTAGAGCGATCAGCAAAACCGCTGAGCATCTACCAGCTTGCGAGGCGGTTGCAGTCCGACAGTGCGCTGATTGGCCGGGAGATCAAGCGTCTATACCGGGCAGGGCGTATTGATTGTGCCCGTAAAAACTCCCGACAACACTACTGTCTGTATCAATGCGCCCAACACCCCACAACCAACTACCAAACGGAGGCATTATGAGCACTAAAAAAACCAAAACCACCGCGATTGTCCATGCTTGCCAGTCCCGTGAGCAGACGATCGCCGCTATTAGCGAGTTAGGCGCAGCCCAGCGCGATCTGCTGCGCCTCAACACGGAGATCAACGACGCGCTGGCCGAGGCCACGGCCATGCGTCAGGACAAGATCGACGCGCTCAAACAACGTATCGAGGGGCTGACTGAGGGTATTGCCACCTGGTGCGCCGCCAACCGCGCGGCGCTATGTCCGGGCGGCGGAAAAACCGCCAATCTCGTCACCGGCGAGGTCTCATGGCGTCAGCGCCCGCCGTCGGTATCGATCAGGTCTGCGGACAAAGTGCTCGACAAGCTGCGCGCCCTTGGTCTGCACCGGTTTATCCGCACAGCCGAGACCCCAAATAAAGAGGCAATGCTTGCCGAGCCAGCCGCGGTTGCGGGCATCGCCGGCATCAGCATTGTTACGGGCGTTGAGGATTTTACGATCGCGCCCTTTGAGGTCGATATACAGGAGGCATAAATGACAAGCCAGCCAAACACACAAGCGCCAAGCGCAACGATCACGATCACCGAGGGCGCTGACGGCAATATCGTAATCAATCTGCATTGCGTACCGCACTGCAATCTCGACGATCCTCATCCGGTGCACGAGGCCGCCTGTCGCATGGTCAATCTCATGTATGAGGACGACTTTGGGAGGGTTGTCAGCGCTGGCGTCGTAGCCAGGGAGGACGAGTGATGGTTGACTTACGTAGTTTTGTTGTCGCAGCGGCTGTCAAAAGAGCGTTGCTCAAAAACCGGCCAAGACTTGACGATGCGACGCTGGCGGGCGCGATGGTCGAGGCGATGGTCGGCGCCGAAAATCATCCCGCATCCTCGCTAAAAGTGATGCTTACCATCCTCACCGAGCTGGTCAGGCGCGTAATTACACAACTGCCTGAGTCGACGCGGTGTGATGACCAAGGCCGGGCGCTTTATAACCTGACCGAGGTCGCGCGCTCCCTCGGCCTCTCGGACGCCGAGGCCGGCCAGATGCGTGATTACCTGCGCGATCAGGGCGTACAGAGCGTTGATCCCGCGCAGACCCACACCCTCAACTAGGAGGAGCGCAATGGATGAGACTCAAAGCCGCATCATCATAATGGCCGCCAAGATGGCATCCCTCAAAGGCCGCACCGCGCTCAGTGACGCGGATTTGATAGGGGTAATAGCCGAGGCCATCTCCTACACCCAGGAGCTGCACAGCTACCCGACACACATCTTGTATAAGGCCCTTACTGAGCTGATCCGTCGCGTCATTACACAACTACCCGTGCCCACACAGCGCGATGACAACGGCAAGGTGATCTATACCACGGCCGATGTCATGCGCGCCATGGGAGTCCCGGGCGAATATATCGCACTGGTCGAGGCGGAGGAAGCAGGCTTTTTTTGATAGTGGCGAGGAACCCCCATTTAACCCGTTTTTAACCCCCAAAAGGAGATCACAATGAAAGAAAAAAATCACACGAAACTGACGCAAAACGATTTTATCGGCGCAGTTAGCGAGATGAGCAACGTCTCAAAGGTCACTGTAAAACAGGTCATTAACGCAGCCTCTTACGTTATCAGCCAATCACTGCGTGAGGGCTGTGAGGTGCCGTTTTCGGGGCTCGGCAAATTTTCGGTACGCGAGCGTGCAGCGCGCACCGGGCGCAACCCCGCAACGGGCGAAACCATGACCATCCCCGCCAAAAAGCAACCCAAATTTACGGCCAGCGCCGCGTTAAAAGCGATGGTGGCCGGCAACGAGGAGGGGCAATGATGGGCGATCTTAAGTACGGCGTCCTGGTCGGTTTTTTGACGGAGTTTTGGACGCTGTTTGTCGGTTTTGCCAAACATTACGGAGTAGGCGAGGACGAGTGCGAGGCGCTCATCAAAGCCCTGAGGCAACAGGCCGGTAGATAGCCGGTTCGACGGCGTCTGGCGTTAATCCAAGCGCCGTCTGGCAGGCTGTTTAACGAGGAGGACAAACAATGACAGATGCAAACTTGATTGATTTTGTGCTGTGGTGCGCGCTGCCGCTGTGCGTCGCGCTGATCGGCTGGATGTTGTCGGAGTAATAGCGTGGATAAACCGATTATCAATGCGCATCAGACCATCCTCGACCCCTGCTGCGGCAGCCGCATGATGTGGTTTAACCGCCAAAATCCGCGGGTAATTTTTGGCGACATCCGCCATCAAAAAATTACCGTCACGGATAGGAGTAATGGCAATCCTGACGGCACGCGCACACTGATGATCGAGCCGGATGTACTGCTGGATTTTAGGAGCCTGCCGTATCCGGACGGGCAATTTAGGTTGGTGGTTTTTGATCCGCCGCATCTTGTCCGCGCCGGCGCAAAAAGCTGGCTAGCCGCCAAATACGGCAAGCTATCGGATAACTGGCGTGATGACATCAGACAGGGGTTTGCCGAGTGCCTGCGCGTGCTCGAGCACGGCGGCATCCTGGTTTTTAAGTGGAGTGAGGCGCAGGTAAAAGTCAGGGATGTACTGGCGCTGTGCCCGGTTGAGCCGCTGTTTGGGCACATTAGCGGGCGCAAGGGGCTGACGCACTGGCTGGTATTTATGCGGCATATGGATACGGATGGAGATGGGGAGTGACATGGGTAAATCGATTATCTACACACATAAGGGTTGGTTTGGGCTGTGCCCGATCTACCTTGCCGAGATTGACTCTCCCGCGCCTTATTGCGATCCGCGGCACTGGTCGCTCGCCTGGCTGATGACGGTGAGCGATGCAATCTACGGCCTTTGTTTTTGGCTTTGCAGCTGCCTCAACCCGGATTATGAGCCGGCCTGGCCGCTGTTTGTCAGCGCCCCCCTAAAAACCCCGATCATCCGTACCCGCGAGGATTGATGACATGCAAGAGCGACCCATCCTTTTTTCGGCGCCGATGGTGCGCGCCATCCTAAACGGTCGTAAGACGCAGACAAGACGAGCCGTAAAACCAGCAAAACACCCGCTTGACGCCGAAATAAAAGCGGGGACGGGGGCTGTAAATTGCCCGTTTGGTCACAAGGGCGACCGGCTATGGGTGCGTGAAACGTGGAACATGTTCGACCCGTGGCCGGGGTTTTTTTACGCGGCGGACGATCACTCGTTCGGCGTCGGAGAATACGACGACCCGGACCACATCGAACCTCACAACATGCACTGGAGGCCAAGTATCCATATGCCGCGCATCGCCTCGCGCATTACGCTGGTAATAACCGGCGTACGTATCGAGCATCTACAGGACATTAGCGCGGCGGACTGTCTGGCAGAGGGCGTAGCGCCAACCGACGACCCGGTCGCCGAGTACCGCAGCTTGTGGGAGTCCCTCTACGGCGCCGGATCGTGGGCCGCAAACCCGCACGTGTTTGTAATCGAGTTTGTGAGGGGGTGACTATGGCATCTGCTATCCGCACGGCTGACGCGCTACGCAAAAGCGAGCTCGCAAAAATCCACATCTGCAAGGCACAGCTTAAGCTGGATGATGCCGCCTACCGCGACCTCGTCATGTCGGTCTGCGGTGTTAAATCTGCATCCAGCCTCAATGCATCGGGCCGTAAAAAGCTGCTCGATCATATGGCCTCGTGCCTCAAAGCGTCAGGCATTAATCCGTATCCGGGCGCTAAACGCCTGCCGACGCGACACCGGAGTCTGGCGCAGAGCAAAGAGGCGATCGAGGCCAAAATCGCCGTGCAACTTAAAGCCCTTGGTCAGGGCTGGCCGTATGCTTATGGTGTAGCGCACCGGATTTACCCAGAGGTGTCCCGCTTTGAGTTTTTGTCTGTCGCACAGCTCGGCAAAATCTCCAGCGCCCTTGAGCGCACCATCCGCTACAAGGAGCGTGCCACCCATGACTGAGCGCGCGCGCATTACCGCTGCAACCAACGATGGGTCGGTCGATAACGTCGATCTAGCCCTCTTGCCCGGCGCGCTGCGCGAGATCGCCGAATTGATCGGCCTGCCGGCGGCATTAACGCTCTCGCGCGTCTATGGCGGGCGGCGTCTGTATGTCCCGCGTCGTTACGATCCTGAGCATCCGCTCGTCAAACTGCTGGGACACCAGGCCGCCATCCGGCTGATCGATAATTACGGGGGGCTGGAGCATTTTGACGTGCCGCTGGCCGCATCCCTCACGCGCGAGCTGCGCAACCGCGCCATCCGTCGCGACCGTGCGCGCGGCGACTCATGTAGTACACTCGCTCGTCGTTACCAGATGACCGAGCGCACCATCTGGACCATCCTCGCTCAGTCTCAGGCCGAGGATGCGCCGCGCCAGGCGGCCTTATTCTGAGCGCGCCGGCGAGTTTGCCGGCGCATCTGCCCCCCGCTCTCCCGCCACAGATAACACTATCCCCCTGACGGCCGCCCGCCTTATCCGGCCTTGCGCGCGCGCGTAATCTCTCGCGCATGGACACCACCACACCAAACACCGGGCGGCGCTGCGGGACGTGCCGCCATTACGACGCCTCAACGCTTGCTGGATACGGCTATTGCCGTGTTGCGCCCGACTGCGAGGCCCGCGCGCGCCTCTGGCGCAATGACACGCCCTGCAAACTCACGCATGCCCATCATGACGCCGCACAACAAGGAGGTGCGCAATGAGCCGCAACCGCATTATTATGGCAGCGCTCTCGCTCTCGGCTGCTGGCTTTGCCGCGCTGGTGGCGACCGAGGGGTTTATCGGCACGGCCAGATCGCCCGTGCCGGGAGATGTGGCCACCGTCGGTTTTGGCAGCACACGACACGCTGACGGCACGCCGGTTAAAGCAGGCAAGACGATCACACCGACCGACGCCGTCAAACTTGCCGTGCGCGATGTGGCCGTCAAAGAGGCGATCCTTAAAACCTGTATCGCCGTGCCGCTGCACCAATACGAGTATGACGCCTACGTCTATCTCTCGTATAACGTCGGGCCAGCCGCCGTCTGCCGCTCAAGCATCCCGCGCAAACTGGCTGCAGGTGACTATGAGGGCGCATGCAAGACCATCCTTGACTTTAGGCGCGTGCAGGGACGCGATTGCTCGCTCCCGCAAAACGCCCGCTTTTGCGGCGGCATCTGGACGAGCCGCCAAAAATGGACGCGCATCTGTCTGGGACAGGAGGTGGCGCGATGAGCGGGGCCAGACGGATCACCAGCAACCACACCTTATCGGCCATGCACGCCGGGTGCCTCTCGCGCGAGATCGCCAAGGCCGACTCGCCAGAGGTGTTACGCAAAGCTGCGCAAAAGCGCATCCCGTACCTCATCGGCCGCGATAGAGATCGCCTGCGCGATGAGTATGCCGAGCGCCTGCGCGCATTAAAAACCCGGCCCGGAGGCGCTGTATGAACGGTTTTATCCTTGTTTTGGCGAGCATCTGCCTCTCCTGCGTGGTCGGCGTGGTAACCGGCTACACCTCGGCCAAAAAAGAGTGCAAAGCGCAAATCCTGCGCATTGAGCGCGACGCACAGGAGGCGCGCGCATCCGCCCTTGAGGCCATTAACGCACGGCTAAAAACCGAGACCGAGCGCGGGCAAAAACTCTCGCAAGAGCTGCTCGCCGCGCAATCCCGCCTCACCAAAACCCGAGAGGAGCTACGTAATGAGATCACCCGCTCAACCCGCGGCCGCACTTGCCTTGACGCTCGCACTGTCCGCCTGCTCAACAACGCCGGCAATCGTCACGCCGCCGCAGATGATGCCCTGCCCAAAACCGCCGGCGCACCTGATGCAGCGCATGGAGCCGCTGCCTCCGATACCGATGTCGCTCAGTGGGCCGCTGATGCCAGATCGCAATACGAGCGCTGTCGCGCCCGCCTCAATGCCCTGATCGACTACGAGGAGGGACGGCAGTGAGCGACATCATTGATCGCGCATCCGAGCGTGAGGAGCTGTTTAGACGCGCCGCATTGGTGGCGCATAAAGACCGCTATGCCGTCACTGGCACGATGGTCGAGGGCGCGCCGGGGTATTGCCGGCTGTGCGAGGAGATGATCCCGCGCTCGCGCCTGCGCGCGCTGCCGGGCGTAACAACCTGCGTGAGGTGCCAGGAGATACTGGAGAGCGCGCAAAAACGGGGACTGATTAAATGATGATCTCGGTAGATTTTTGGCAGCTCGTCTCGCTGCTCTTAGGGTTTTTTGGCTGCGTCGCGGGCTTTGGCAAGCTCTTGCTTGCCCAGATCGACAAGCGCCTGGATGCGCGCTTTGAGGCGCAGGAGCGAGCGCGCATTGAGGGCTCGCAAGGCTTGCGCAAAACGCTTGACGAGCAGCTTGCGATGGGGCGCGCGCAAACCGAGCGGCTTGACAAGATGGAGTTTGACATGCGCGAGTCGCTATCGCTCATGGAGGGTCGGCTCTCGCGCGTCGAGTCCGACGTCAAACACGGCGTCGGCCAGCGTGACCTCTCCGACATCTACGACCGCATCAATGAGGTGGCCGAGGGTCTCTCCGAGCTGCGTGGCGAGTCGCACGCGGTGGGCGATAACGTGCGCCTCATCCTCAACCAGATCACGACCAAGGGGATGCAGTAATGACCGAGAGCGAGGCAAGACGCCGTAAATCACTGCTCGCCACCATCGCCTTTGAGCCGGCCATCGGCTTAACGCGCCTGCGCGCAGAGCTTGATGTGGTGCACGGCATCGCGGCGAGCCTGGATCTCATCCGCGCAGACATCGACTGGCTCGTCGAGATGGGGCTTATCCGTTTTAACGGCGAGCTTGCGCAGATCACTGAGCGCGGGCGCGATGTGGCCGCCCTGCGCGCCAAGTTTCCGGGGGCGTAAGCGATGGCCCATCCCCCGGAAAAGCGACTGGAGCTGCGCGCCGCCTACATCGGCGGGCTGCCGCTGGAGATGGCCGCCGATAAAACTGGCGTGCCCTACGGCACAGCGCGCAACTGGTTTAACGCCGCCAAACGCGAGGGCGACGACTGGGACAAATTTAGGGCGGCCTCGCTCATCGTCGCAGGCGGCGGTATCGAGCAGGCGATGGGGCGTGTGGTCTCCGCCGGTCTCATCCGCTGCGAGGCGCTGCTTGAGCGCATCGACGAGATCAGCGATCCGGCAGAGGTCGTGCAGACCGTGGCGACCCTTGGAGATGCCATTGCCAAGCTGCGCGCGGCCGCTAAAAACCTAATGCCAGAGGCCGATCGCCTGGCGGTCGAGACGGGCGCGATCAAGGGATTTGTCGATCTGTTTATCAGGCTACACCCGGCGCAGGCCGAGGCCGCCTTGTCGGCGGTCGAGGCATGGGCGGCGGGGCAACGTTAACGGGAGATTGTTATGGACGATCGTCGATACGCCATCCTCTGGGCCGCCGTATTTGTCAATGGCATGCTCAATCTCTGCATCGGTTATCACGGCGGAGTGATTGACGGACTCGATGAGGCTGTTGATCAATCGCTGCGTAACGGCAGTTTTGCCGCCTACGGGCGGCATTGGAGAGCCATCGAGATTACCGATAACAACGCACAAGGAGCGCGCTGATGAGCTATTTTTGGCTTTGCCTGTGTGACCAAGTGGATGCGGCGCTGATCGCCCTCTATCGCGCGATTGTGCGCCTCTTGCGCGGCATCTTTTGCGCTGCGCGGCATGTTGCGGAGCATGTCACACGCCCGCGTGCGTTAAGCGCTTGCGGCTGCGTCATGGCCTGGGCAACGCTTACCTCAATGGACGTGCGCGAGGCAATGCGGCGCGCTGGCCAGCGCCGCCTATGGCGTCGTGCAGGGGGTAAGCGCCATGCACGCTAAATCATCGATCGACGGCGTGCAACCGTCATCACCTCGGCGCGCTCGCTGATGCGCGCATCGGGGAAAACCGTTTGGCACTCTGGGCACTGGAGATAATGACGATGATCCTTGATACCGCCGTCTTGCAGGATCGACTTGACATGCTTTTGGTAGCAGCGGGGACACAGATAATGCATCGGTTCAGCGCCCTGCATGCCCGGCTGCACGCGATAAGCAAGCGTGCCGGGAACGATCTCGCAGAGCTCGTAACGCTCCTTGTCATGCGACCAGTCTTTGAGGTTAGCAACCTCGGCTTTAAGCTCGCTTTCGCGGCTTATCAACGCCGCTATCTGCGCCTGACAGGCAAAAATCTGCTCGGTCAGCTCAATCAGGACGCGGTTAAGCTCAAGAGCTTTAGCCGATACGGCCGCATCTGTTTTGAGCGAGAGCATGCCCTGCACGATTTGCGATGCCACTTGGACGTGTGCCAGCGCACCGCCGATGAGATCCATCATGACAACCCTCCGGTGACGTCAAATAAAACCGGACGTCAATGTACCCCATGAGTCGCCAAAAAACATCCGCCCGCGAGGCGATCAATGATCTCGCCGCCTACGCGGCACAACTGCGCCAGCGGATTGAGGCCGAGGTCTCGGGATTTTCGCCCGACCCGGCCGAGCGCGTTAAACGTATTGCCCAGGCGCGCGAGGATTTTAGGTTTTTTACGCGCGTCTATTTTCCGCACTACGTGCGGAGCCCGGCGGAATCGGAGCTGCACAAATACCTCTACAAGCTCCTGCCCGAGATCGTGGGGCAAATCAAAAGCGCTGTCGATGCTACCGCCGCGCCGCGTGGAGAGGCTAAATCGACGCTGGTCTCGCAACTCTTTGTCCTCTGGTGCCTGGTGACGGGGCGCAAACGCTATCCGGTGATCGTCATGGATAGCATCGACCAAGCATATCCGATGCTTGAGGCGATCAAGGCCGAGCTTGAGTTTAACCCGCGCATTGCAATGGATTTCCCCGACGTGGCCGGTCGGGGAAGCGTCTGGAACGCCGGCACGATCATCACGCGCAGCAACGCTAAGGTGCAGGTGTTTGGCTCGGGTAAAAAAATGCGCGGTCTGCGCCACGGTCCATATCGTCCCGATCTGTGCGTCCTCGACGACATCGAAAACGACGAGCAGGTGCGCAACCCCGAGCAGCGCGATAAATTGGAGAGCTGGCTTAAAAAAACCGTGCTGCCATTAGGCGGCGCGGACGCAAAATACGACGTGGTCTACATCGGCACTATCCTGCATTACGACTCGGTGTTAAACCGCACGCTGAGTAATCCGATGTGGCGCACGGCCAAATTTAAGGCGCTCATCCGCTGGCCGGACAATATGGCGCTTTGGGACGCCTGGGAGGAGCGGCTGCGCAACGAGGGCGAGGCGGCGGCCGATGCGTTTTACGCGCTCCACCGTGAGGCGATGGACGCGGGCGCGCAGGTCTCCTGGGCCGCCCGGCCACTCGAAGTCCTTATGAAAATCCGCGCCCGTGACGGGCATGACACGTTTGACAGTGAGTACCAAAACGACCCTGTGGCCGGCGACAATGCGCCCTTTGCAAACTGCATCCAGTTTTGGGTGAGTCGCCTTAACGACTGGCTATTTTACGGCGCGTGCGACCCGTCCCTGGGCAAAGCGGGATCAAGCCGCGACCCGTCGGCCCTGCTTGTCGGCGGTTTTAACCGGCTCACCGGCATCCTTGATGTCGTCGAGGCACAAATCAAAAAGCGCCTGCCCGACCGCATTATTGAGGACGTGATTGCCCTGCAGCGCGAGTATCGCTGCCTCGTCTGGGCCGTTGAGGCTGTGCAGTTTCAGGCGTTTTTGTTTTCGGAGCTGGTGCGTCGCTCCGCCATTCTCGGCGTGCCGGTGCCGGCTAGACCCGTCACGCCCCACACCGACAAAATCCTACGTATCGAGTCGCTCCAGCCGCACGTTAAAAACGGCCTCATCCGCCTGCATCCCTCGCAGACAACGCTAATTGAGCAACTGCGCCACTTTCCTAAGGCGGATCATGACGACGGCCCCGATGCCCTGCACATGCTCTGGGAGCTTGCCTCAAACGGCGCCGGGCAAACAAGCGGATTTGTCAGTATCCCGCGCCGAGCCTCATCAATGGACGACGATTACCCGCACATCTCGCGGAGGATGATTTAACGATGGCAACCACAAAAATCCTTGACCAGTACGGCAACCCGGTTGATATGGGTCTGCTGCGTGAGCCGCAGACGAGCCGCATCAGCACGCTGGATAACGAGTATCTCACCGGCATGCTTGAGGGCATCACGCCGGCGCGTCTGGCCGATGCATTGCGTGAGGCCGATGCTGGCAACCTCTTTGCCCAGCATCGCATCTTTGCGGACATGGAGGAGCGCGACGCGCACCTTGCCGCCGAGATGGCCAAGCGCAAGCTCGCGCTGCTCGACCTTGAGTGGAGCATTGAGCCGCCGCGCAACGCCACCGCCGCGGAAAAAGCCAACGCCGAATGGCTGACCGAGACAGTATCGTCCGCCGTCGATCCGATTGAGGATCTGATACTCGCGTTAATGGACGCGGTGGGACATGGCTTTGCGCCGGTTGAGCTTGAGTGGCGCAGTGACCACGGCGAGTGGCTGCCTGCCATGCATCCGCGCCCGCAGGAGTGGTTTTGCCTTAACTCCACGCGGCGCGAGCTGCGCCTGCGCGATCTCTCAACGGATGGCGCGCCGCTTGCCCCGTTTGGCTGGATCGTGCATACGCACGGCAAAGCCAAAACCGGGTATCTCGCCCGGATGGGGCTGCACCGCGTGCTCGCCTGGCCGTTTGTGTACAAGACTTACGCAGTAGGCGATTTTGCCGAGCTCCTGGAGACTTTTGGCCTGCCGATTATTACCGGCAAATACTATTCCGGCGCCGATCCGGAGGCCAAGGCGAGCCTCTTGCGCGCCGTAACCGCATTAGGGCACGATGCGCGCGCGATCATGCCGGCGGATATGCAAATCGAGATCGCTAAAATCTCAGGCGGCGGCGACGCCACCCCGCACATGGCGATGGTCGATTGGGCCGAGCGCTCCGAGTCTAAAGCCATCCTTGGGCAGACGATGAGCGCCGAGACCAAGGCAACCGGCATTGGCTCAGGCAATGCGCAACTGCACCGCGAGGTGCGCGAGGACATCCTCGCCGCCGATGCGCGCGAGATTGCAGCAACAATTACACGCGATCTCCTCTATCCGCTGCTCGCGTTAAATCGCGGCGGCGTCGATGGACTGCGCCGCTGCCCGCGCCTGGTATTTGACACAGGCCGCAGTGAGGACATTAAGCAATACGCCGAGGCATTGCCCGCGCTCGTCAATATCGGCATGCAGATCCCGGCCGACTGGGCGCATGACAAGCTGCGCATCCCGCGCGCCAACAATGACGAGGTCGTTTTGCGCGCGCAGTCAGGCATGAGCGAGGATAACGGCGCGCCGGCGCAGGCCGATCCGGCAAAACTATCCGCGCAGATGGTCCATGCCTACGGGCAACACAACTGGCATAAGATTTTGGCATCGCACCATCGCCGGGCGCTGGCCACCGCTCGGCAGCTTGAGCGCGACCTCAAATCCGGCGAGTTTGACGGCATCATTAACGCGCAGGCGAGTCTGGACGACTCGCTCGACCGCGCCATTGATGAGGGCATCGACTGGGACGCCATCGTTGATCCGTTGCTCAAACCCGTCCTTGATGCACTGCAAAACGGCATGGCGCCAGAAGAGGCGCTCATTGAGATGGCGAGCTGGTATCCGGACATGGACGACAAAGCGCTCGAGGAGCTCTTTGCCCGCGCCCTCTTTGTCGCCGACATCTGGGGGCAGCTCTCCGCGCAGGAGGATGAGTCTACCGACCTGCCTGCGCCACAGGAGGCGCGTTAAACGATGGCCGCCATTGACCTCTCCGCAGTGTTTGGCCTGCCGCCCGAGGATGCCATCGCGTTTTTTAGGTCCAAGGGCTACCGGATCACATGGGACTGGTTTGACAACTGGCGCGAGGCTAACGACCGCGCGTTTACGGTTGCCAAGCTCGCCCGCCTGGATATCCTGCAGGACATCCGCGCAGGTCTTGATCAGGCGCTTGCCGAGGGCAAAAGCGAGCACTGGTTTGTCAAGCAATTAACGCCTGTGCTCCAGAGTAAGGGCTGGTGGGGAAAAAAGGTCGTTGTCGGCGAGGACGGGCAGGCCGAGGTCGTGCGCGAGGGCAGCCCGCAGCGGCTCAGGACGATATTTCGGACCAACATGCAGACCGCCTACGCGGCCGGGCGCTGGCGCGCGTTTACGAGCAATGCTGCTGACCGGCCGTACCTGCAATACGTCGCTATCATGGACGGTCGCACCCGCCGCGCCCATGCGGCACTGCATAACAGGGTCTTTCCGATCGACTCGACCGTCTGGCGGCTGATCGCGCCGCCCAACGGCTTTAATTGCCGCTGCACTGTGCGGGCGCTGTCCGAGTACAACATCCGGCAAAAGGGGCTGCACGTTGAGCGCGATGTGCGCATCGTCGGGTACGAGGAGCCGGGCAAAAAGGCGACCGACAAGCGCACCGGCGAGATTTACCGCGACAAACTCATCCGGCGCGGCATCTCGATCCCCGATCCGGATAATCCGGGCAAGCGCCTGACGTTTATCCCCGACCAGGGCTGGGACTACAACCCGGGCGCGCGCTGGGTTAAATCATTTACGCCAACCCCGCTTGACAACATGCCGACGACGTTTCCGCGCGGGATGCCGCTGCCCGATGTGCTGCCGCCGACGCTGGCAGATGCCTCGCGCCTGCTGCCGCAAGGTTTGCCCCCCGAAGACTATGCCAAGGCGTTTTTAGCCGAGTTTGGCGCCGACATCGGGCAGGGCGTGGTGTATCGGGATGTGGCGCAGGGGGCGCTAACGATTAACGAGGATTTGCTGCAAAATTTTGAGGGCAAGTGGAAGGCCGATAAAAGCGGTCGCGGCCCGTATATGCGCCTGCTTGCCGACGCGATCAAAGCCCCGGACGAAATCTGGCTACGCTGGGAAAAATCCTTTATGGAGCCAAATAAAATGCTCCTCAAGCGTCGCTACATCAAGAGCTGGGAGATTAACGATGGTACCGGCACACACTATGGTCTATCGGTCTTTGAGGCTGCCAAGGGTGAGTGGTCTGGTTCGACGGTGATGACGGTAAAACCCGGCAATCCGAAAGCGGCGCGCGAGTATGTCGAGCGACAGCGCGAGGGGTTTTTGCTTTATCGGCGTCGTCCAAAACCAGAGGAACCATCTGGGCAATAAAAAGCCCCATGCCGCCGAGTCGTCATGGGGCGCTGTGCGGTTCCTTTGGACGCTGCAACATCTCGGGAGCCATTGTATGACCGCAATCAGCTTAACCACAGCATAGGATAAAACCCACATTATGGCAACCATTACCGTTACCCTGGATGACAAGAGCGTCATTGATGCATTTAATCGCCTGCAGGCCGTCTCGCGCAACATGACGCCAGCAATGGAGGCGATCGCCGGCGTGCTGAAAAACTGGACGACCAGCAACTTTGTCGAGCAGCGCGGCCCGACGGGCAAGTGGGCGCCTTTAAAGCGCCCGGGCAAAAAGCGCGGCAGCAACCCGCAAATCCTGTCTGATACCGGCCATCTCAGGGACAGCGTTGTAGAGCAGTTCGGCGCTGACTTTGCCAGCATCGGCACCAACGTCAAGTACGGCCCGATCCACCAGTTTGGCGGCCAGATCAGCATTGCCGCGCGTAGCCGCTCGATGTTTTTTAAGATGCACAAGGACGGGACGGTGGGCAACCGCTTTGTCGCGCGCGAAAAGGCGGGGTTTGAGCAGCTTAACGCCCGCGCCTACACAATCAACATCCCGCCGCGGCCGTTTTTACCCTTTATCGGCGACCGGCTGCAGGACGGGGTCGAGGCCGAGATACTGGTCACGCTCCGCCGCTTTTTGCAGGTTGCTTAATTTTTAGGCAAAACACCCCGAAAATGTCCGCACCCCGAAAATCCGCTCTGAGGATTGCCTCAGGGATGCCTCAGGAAGGCGCGTTAACTGGGTATACGTCGCGTTAAAAATTTTTGCAGCCATCAATATATCAACAGGATTAAAAAAACGCCTTAAAACGCGATTGTGTGAGTTTTGAGGTTTTGGAGGCGGTAATGATCGACATCGGACGTGATTTTGCGCCTTACCCTGCCGGCACGGTGCCCGAAGATGGCCCGTATAACGCGCAGGCCTTTAGGGCGCATTATCTCATCCCCGCGCTGCGCGCAGGCGGCGTTGTCCAAATCCGTATGGATAGCGCTCGCGGCTATGCCTCATCATGGCTCGCTGCGGCCTTTGGTGGACTCTCCCGTGCCGGTTTTACAGCTGATGAGCTGCTGGCGCGCATTGAGATTATCTCCGCGGACGCGAGCCTCATCTGTGAGGTGCGAGAGTATATCGCTAGGGCGTAATAGGCGGGTTGATTGTCGTGATATGGCGGCGCTATGCTTACCGTGTCATCCAACAACAATCACGGGAGGTTGTCATGGCAATGGTGGCATGTAGAGAGTGCAATGCGCAGATCAGCTCAAAGGCCAAGGTTTGCCCGCATTGCGGTGTCAAGCGGCGCGGTAAAAAATTGTGGTTATGGATACCGCTGGGTCTGATTGGTTGTTTTGTTTTGATACTTATCATCGGTGCAAACTACGACCCGGTTGCGGCCAGAAAAAACAAGCGATACACCGGACGCCTGCAACCTTACGGCACCAATATCATGTACGTCTTGCTTGATGAGCCGACGACGATTGATGGTTACTGCGAGGGCTGGAAAAAGATGTCGGTTCAGGGGGTCGAGCCTGGCTCGCTCAAGAAAACTGATTTGCTTTGCTGGAAGCTGGAGGGAGACACGGTAATCTCATCTACGCGAGAAGGCTCGCGTGAGTTGATGCCAAAGTGGCAGTTTGTCGATTAACGCCTCTCTATCTTTTTCGCCCCGCGCTTCGCCGTCCGCCACTCCCACGGCGGCATGGGCGGCTGCCGGGTATCGAGATCGCGCCACAGCCCTGAGCGGGTTTTGCGCGCCGCATCCTGCAACGGGTAAAGATGCTCGTAGCCTGCCGAGTAACGGTCATACACCCAGGCCATGCCGGCGCGCACCTGCGCGGTTGATGCATCCTGATTGCGGCAGGTAACGTCGGCAATGGCGCGGCCGTAGCGGTCATGGCTGCGCACATGGAGCGTTGCCTGCTCGCCGTGGCAGAGGCCGGCGAGCGCCTGACGCGATACCCTGCCAAACGGCTGCGCACGCTCAGGTGCGTCAATGGCTGAGAGGCGCACCTTGACCTGCGCATACGCTCCCGCCTCGCCGCAGCGCGCGGTGAGCGTATCGCCATCGGTTACGCCGACGATGAGGCAGACAAGCGTCTCGACAATCATGATGCTTGCATTTTTGCGGACAAAAAATATTGCGGATTTTGGGTGCCGGGTATAGGCTAAAAAGCGCGTAAACACTGCCCCTGACGCCCATCGACCTTAACCGGCAGTGCCGTTGCCGCCATCATGGCGGCCATGCATAAAAAACGCAACCCCGCCCCTCAAATAGCGATCGCATCGCTCGCCTCAGAGCTTGATGCAGCCCCTGCGCGCGCGTTTCGGATTTTGCCCGCCGGGCAGTTTGCGCCCAGCGATGGCCGGCCGATGACGACGCAGGGCGGCATCTGGCAGCTCTTTGATGAGGACGGCGCGCGGATCGCCTCTGAGTTTAACGCCCGCGCCTCAGCGCGCGTTATCGACTACGAGCACGCCACCGTGCTTGCCAAGACGAGCGGCAACAAAGCGCCGGCCGCAGGCTGGATCAAGCGCCTGGAGTGGCGGCCGGGCGATGGCCTCTGGGCTGTCGATGTTGAGTGGACGGAGGCCGCCGCGCAGGCCATCGCCGCGCGCGAGTATCGCTACGTCTCGCCCGTGTTTACCTACGACCCCAATACCGGCCGCGTCATATCGCTGCTGCACGCCGCGCTTACCAACGATCCGGCGCTCGATGGTCTCACCGATCTTGCCGCGCTGGCCGCGCAACTCTTTAGCAGTCCCAACCTACCACCGATCAACCCAACACAGGAGGATGCCTCTATGGATCATCTACACGCCCTGCTCGCCGCGCTGGGCCTGCCCGCCAGCGCAACGCAGGAGGAGTCACTGGCCGCACTGACGGCGCTTAAAACCAACGTGGCCACGCTGACCGCGCAGATCGCGTCTCCCGATCCGGCCAAATTTGTGCCGGTGGCAACGCTCACCGCTTTGCAAACCGAGCACAAGGGCCTGCAGGACAAATACGACGCGCTCTCCGCGCAGGTCAATGACGACAAGGTCGAGCAGGCGATCGCCTCGGGCAAAGCCGCCGGCAAAATCTCGCCCGCTCTTGAGAGCTGGGCGCGCGACCTCGGCAAAAAGGACATCGCTGCGCTTAACGCCTGGCTGGACAAGACGCCGGCCATCGTCCCGCTTAACGGTACGCAGACGGGCGGCCAGGGCGAGGGCGGCAACGTTGCCGCGCTCTCCGCCGAGCAATCAAAAGTGTGCGCCCTGATGGGCATTGACGAGGCCGAGTACCGCAAGACGCTGGCGGCCAAGTAATCAACGGATAGATAAGGAGATAAAGATGGCACTCACCAAAGACCGCCACACGCCGATGATGGACGGCGAGCTGATCGGCGTGCCGATGGCCGCTGGCGCAAAAATTTTTGCCGGCGCATTGGTTGTTGCCAATGCCAACGGCTACGCCGAGCCGGGCAAGGCCGCTGCCAATTTGACCTACCTCGGACGTGCCGAGCGTGCGGTCGATAACACAGGCGGCGCCGATGGCGCAAAAACCGCGCTGGTGCGCCGTCGCAAGGCGTTTTTGTTTGCCAACCACAGTGCCGACCTGGTGACGCAGGCTGAACTGGGCAAGGTCTGCTACATCGTCGATGACCAGACGGTCGCCAAGACCAACGGCGGTAATGCGCGATCGCCCGCCGGACGCGTGCTGGGTGTCGATGCCGAGGGTGTCTGGGTCGAGTAACGGCGCGCCAGGCAAACGATCAATTATTGATCAATCAATCATCGATCAATCAATCACCGGAGACAGTTATGCTCGTTAATGCATCAACCCTAAGCTCGGTTTTTACCGGCCTCAAAACCATTTTTAACGGCGCGCTCAAGGCGCAGCCGGGTGAGTGGCAAAAGACCGCGATGGAGATCCCCTCGACCGCCGCCGGCGAAGATTACGCCTGGCTGACGCGCTTTCCGAAGATGCGCAAGTGGGTGGGCGATAAAGTCGTCAAAAGCCTTGAGGCCGGCAAATATTACAAGGCCAACGAGGACTGGGAGACCACCATTGCCGTTGACCGCAACGACATTGAGGACGACCGCCTCGGCATCTACAACACGCAGGCGCGCATGGCCGGCGAGTCGGCCGCGGAGCTCAACGACATCATCGTCGACGGCCTTAAAAACGGTGCGTTCACGCAGTTGGGCATTGACGGTCAGTATTTTTACGATACTGACCATCCGGTGGCAGGCAAGAGTGTGTCCAACAAGATCGACAAAAAGCTCGCCGCCACCGACCTTGCTGCCGTTGAGGCAAGCTACGGCGCGCTGCGGCGCATGATTATGGAGATGACGGATGACGAGGGGATGCCGCTGCGCCTCATCCCGGATACGCTCGAGGTGCCGCCGGCATTGGAGGCTGTGGCTCGCATAATCTGCGAGGCCGACAAGCTGCAGGATAACTCGCCCAACCCGTTTAAGGGTACGGCAAAAGTGCTCGTTAATCCCGCGCTCTCCTCAAGCACGGGCTACATGCTGCACTGCCTCTCGCGCGGCTCGGTCAAGCCGTTTATCGTGCAAATGCGCAAGCGCCCGACGTTTGTCAGCCAGACGAGCCTCGACAATGACGATGTATTTAATCGTCGTGAGTACAAGTTTGGCGCTGAGGCGCGCGCGACCGGTATGTACGGCTTTTGGCAGCTCTCCGCCGCCTCGACTGGCACGGCGTAAGGAGGTGCACGCAATGGCAAAACCATCCCCCCAAAAGCCCGCGCCGACGACCGTAGTGTCAAAGCCATCCATTAACGCGCCGGGTGCTCCGGGCACGCCGGACGATGCGGTCACATTAACCGGGGACGCGCCCGGCGAGCGGATCGCCGTGACCTCTGAGATTGAGGGGTTCCGGCGCGCTGGCCGCGCCTGGTCGCGTGAGCGCACGGTGGTCGATGTGGATGCGTTTAGTGCGGAGCAGCTCGCCGCGCTGCGCGCTGAGCCGCATCTGCACGTAATCGACCTGCCGCCCTCGCCGCAGCAGACCGAGGACGAGGCATAACGATGCCCTACGCGACACGTGGCGATCTCATCGACCGCTTTGGCGAGTCGGAGATCACGCAGAGGGAGTCGATGTTGCCCGATGGCGCGGTGGGTAAAGCGCTCGCCGACGCAACCGCCGACATCGACGCCTACCTCGCGCCACGTTACGCGGTGCCGGTGGTAGTCGCCTCTCCGACGCTCCTGCGCCTGACTTGCGACATCGCCCGCTATTACCTCGCGGGCGACTCAGCCAGTGAGGACACACGCAGGCGCTATGCCGACGCGATCGCCACGTTGCGTGACATTGCCGCCGGTCGCCGCGTGCTTGACGTGCCGATCAAACCGGAGGGCGCGCCCTCGCAGACGGCACTGGTCACGCCCGGCGCGCCGCTTGTGTTTAAGAGGCCGCGGCCATGATCGCCGACATCATCGCGCGTCTCAAACCCTTGCCTGGCCTAAAGCTTGTCGGCGGCGCAGCGGATTTTGCTGTCGCATCGGAGACCTCTCCGCGTGCATGGCCGGCCGCCTACGTCCTGCCGCTCTCCGAGCGCGTATTGCACGACGACGGCCTGGGGGGCGACGTGACGCAGGTCGTTGAGGCGACCTACGGCATTGCGCTTGCCCTCTCCAACGTTTCGGATGCCAAGGGGGGCGCGGCCGCAATCGATCTCGATACGTTGCGTGCTGCCGTGCGCGAGGCCCTGCTCGGCTGGTGCCCGGCAGGCTGTGAGGACACGTTTAGTTTTGCTGCTGGCGCATTGCTGGGTTTTGCCAATCAGGTCATCTGGTGGCAGGACGCCTATGTGATCCACCGGGTCGTGGCCACCACCGATTAACCGCATCACATTACAGGAGGACGCGATGCAGATCAGATTAATGAGCGCCATCCGGCACAGGTCGGCCGAGTACCAGGCGGGCGACACGCCCGACCTGCCCGAGGCTGAGGCGCGCTCGCTTATTGCCGCGGGGCTGGCCGAGGCCGTAGCCGAGGCCGACCCGTCCGTAACCACCCCTGTCACTAACACCACCAATACCACCAAGAGGAGCAAATAATCATGGCTAAGACCCTATCCACCCGTATCAAATTCCAGATCGCCAAAACCTACGGCCCGTCGGTGGCCATGAGCGCAATCACCAACGCCGCTCAGGCGGTGGCCACGCTCGCTAGCGGACACGGCGTGCAGGTCGGCGATCTTTTGGAGATTACCTCCGGTTGGGGCAACCTCAATAACCGTATCGTGCGCGCTGGCGCGGTCACGGGCGACGCCGTGACCCTCGAAAAATTCGACTCGACCAACTTGTCCAAATACCCGGCAGGCGCGGGGATTGGCTCGGTGCGCCGCATCATCGCCTGGGATCAGCTCTCGCAAATCAAAAACGTCTCCACCTCGGGCGGCGAGCAGCAATGGGCGGATGCAACGTCTCTGGATGATGACGTTGAGATCAAAATGCCTACGATCAAGGCGGGGCGCACGATGACGCTCGAGTTTTTTGATGACCCGACGCTGCTCTGGTACGCAACCGTGATGGCAGCGAGCGATACGACTGTTAACACGGGGCTGCTCATCCTGCCGCCTAATGGCGGCAAGATCGTCGCCAATGCCACGTGGTCGCTCCTTAAAGAGCCAAACATTGCCAAAAACGAGGTGCTGACCAGCACGATTAATCTGGCATTTGCCGCCGAGTCGATGCGCTACGCCGCCTAACGATCCACTTCACACCTGCGGCGCGGTTTAACACGCCGCAGATGCAATCCCGCGTTAAATTTTTGAGGACAAATGCATGTTTAAGATTAATCCGGCGCCGACGTTTACCGTGCCTGTGGAGATCACCGTGCCGGGCGAGGCGCAAAAAGCGAGCCTCTCCGTGACGTTTAAACATCTGGGCAAAAAAGCGCGCAAGCAATATTTTGGCGAGCGCCTGGGCAAGGAGGATGACGCCGAGATTTTGTCCGGCATCATCGTCGGTTGGGAGGGGGCGGACACGCCGTACTCGCGCGAGGCGCTGGAGTCGCTGCTCGATAACTACGAGCTGGCCGCCACCGAGATCATGCACGCCTACGGCGCGGCACTGATGGGCGCCGCGGAAAAAAACTCATCGACGCCGCCCGCGACTGGGCAGAGCTAGGTCAGGACGCTGAGGGATTTAAGGCGCTCGGGTTTACCGACGAGGACCTGGATATTGAGATCGAGCTCTGGTCTGATAACGCCCTACCGATGCAGGTTTTTATGGCGATGCAGACGCAGTGGCGCATTGGCATGGGCGGCGCAACGGGGCTGGATTACTCGGCACTGCCGGTTGTTGAGGATCGTCTTAACGTCCCCAAAAGACGGCGCGCCGAGTGCTTTAGGGGGCTGCAAATTATTGAGCGCGAGGTGCTGCGCGTCTGGGGCGAGGCGGCCAAGGCGCGGCAAAACGGATAACGGGCAATTACGGCAAAAGGGTCATTGATGAGCGAGTTAAAGGTCGGCGTCAAGGTCGGATACGACGGCAAGGAGTTATCAAGCGGCATTGATAACTCCCGCCGCAAGCTCGCTGAGCTCGCGCAAGCCACGCAGCAAAACGAGATGTCGGCTAAGGCGATGTCCGCCGCGCTGCGCGGCGTGCCGGCGCAGTTTACCGATATTGTCGTCGCGCTCCAGTCCGGCCAGCGCCCGATTACCGTCCTGCTGCAACAGGGCGGCCAGTTAAAAGACATGTTCGGCGGCGCGGTGCCCGCAGCGAGGGCTCTGGGCGGCTACATCCTCGGCCTTATCAATCCTCTCACTATCACGCTGACTGTTGCCACCGCCCTGGGCGCGGCCTGGTACAAGGGGGCGCAGGAGGCGGACGAGTTTGCCCGCGCCTTGATCCTTACCGGCAACGCCGCCGGGACGACGGTCGAGCGCCTCTCACAGATGCGCGATGCGGTGGCCGCCGCCACAGGGGCCACCAAAGGCGCGGCGGCGGAAGCGATTACCGAGCTTGCCTCCACCGGCAAGGTTGCCGAGAGCGCCATGCAGGGCGCGGCCGAGGCGGCGGTGGCCATGTCGCGTGCGCTCGGCGTCTCAGTCTCCGATACGGTTAAGGAGTTTAACGAGCTCGGTAAGTCGCCGGTGGCGGCGTTTCGCAAGCTCGCCGAGCAGTACGGGTATCTCAACGTCGAGCAGCTCAAGCAGATCGAGACGCTCGTTGCCATCGGCAAAAATACCGAGGCCGTCCAGTATGCGCAGGAGCAGCATGCCGAGGCGCTCAAAAACATGTCGGCCGAGGCGCAGCAAAACCTCGGCTACGTTGAGCAGGCATGGCTCGCCGTCAAGGACGCTGTCAAGGCGACGGCCGATGCCATCGCCAGCGTCGGCCGTGAGGCGCCGCTCCCCGAGCAGGTTAAGGCATTAAGAGCAAAAATCGCACAGCAGGAGGCCGAGGCGGCGAGTCTAGGCAGTCGCTTTGGCGCGCCCCGTAGCTACGACTCTACGGAGGACAAAAAGCTGCTACGGGTGTTAGAGGCGCGGTTAGAGGCCGAGGAGCGGGTCGCCGAAATCCGCAAGGCGGACAAGGAGCGCGGCGACGCCGCAATTGCGATGCATGACCGCGAAAACAAGGCGCTCTCGCAAAAGGTCAAATACGCACAAGAGCTCAAGGCTATCCGCAACACGGCACAGGCATACGGCTCCGATCTCGACTCGCCGAGGGTCAAGCATCTGGAGACCGATCTCCTCGACCGGACGCTGGGCGTCAAAACCAAGTCCGCCCAGGCCAGGCAATACGCCGAGCTCAGGCAGATCAGCATCGAGTACCACAACGAGGAGCGGCAACGGCTAGAGGCGCGCGGCGCCTCGCAAAAGGAGCTTAACGCCCTTGCTGCGCAAGGCGCCGAGTATCTCGACGCGCTTGCCAAAAAATTTGAGGGCAATGCGAAAAAAGGCGGCCGCGCCATGCGCAGCGCCCTGACCGCATCCATTGATCTTGCCAGCCAGCTTGCCAATGTGACGCAGCGCGCGCAATCGGCGCACATCCGCGCCGCCGTCTCGCTTGGCGAGATGAGCGAGCGTCAGGCCATCATTGAGCAGGCCAAGGCCGCCGAGGACAAGCTCAATGCCGACATACTGGCGAGCCGCAAAAAGCTTGCCGGCGCATCCGCCCAGGAGGCCGCGCGCCTTAACGCACGCCTTGCGGTGCTCGATGCCGAGCGGTTAGCCGCCCAGCAAAAGCTGGCCGACGATCTGGCGGTTGCCGACCAAAAGGCCGAGAGCGAGCGCTTGACGCGCCAGGCCGAGGCGGCCAAGCGCGCCGGCGACATGCAGACCGCCTATACGCTGGAGTGGGAGGCTAAAAACCGCGTCGCCCTTAAAGCGGCGATCGCCTCGGGCAATGAGGAGCTGGCGCAGGCGCTGGAGGACGGTTTTAAGTCGGGCCTTGCCCGCGTTAAGTTTGACGACTTAAAACGCAAATACGATGCGTTATTTGCGGACATGACGCGGCGCATGGAGGAGGTGCGCGAGGAGGCGAGCCGCGACGGTGGTCTACTCGCTGGGTTTGCAGCGGACGAGCGTGTTGCGCAAATCCGCGATGAGATGATCCCGCAATTGCAGGTGCTCATCGACAAGATGCGCGAGGCAGGCGCAGAGCCGCTGCTGACCGAAAAAACCGTCTCCGAATCCACGCGCGCCATCAAAAAAATTATCAACGAAGGCGACAAAGCCTGGACCAAATTTACCGACGACATCGAGCGCGGGCTTACTGACAGCCTGTATCGCAGTTTTGAGCAGGGCAAAAGCTTTGGGCAGACGTTTATCGAGTCAATCAAAAATCTGTTTAAAACGACGGTTTTAAAACTCACGATCCAGAGCACCGTCCACGAGGGCCTGGGCATGCTGGGGCTAGGCAAATCCGGGGGCTTAAGCAGCTTAAGTAATCTCCTCTCGCTCGGCAAAACGGGCTACGACCTCTATAGCGGCAACAGCATGATCGGGCGCATTGCCGGGATGTTTGGCTGGGGCAAGTCGCTGGGTAGCGGCATCACGGCCGCCGCCGGCATGGGCGGCGTTGGCGCTGGTCTCTCGTTTGCTGGCGCCGGCATTACCGGTAGTGCGCTTGGTAGCGGTATTGGCGCCGGCGCGCTGGGTAGCGGCATTACCGGCGGGATTGGTGGCATTGGCGGCAGCATCGGCGGCGGCGCGCTCGGTAGCGGCATTAGCGGCAGCATCGGTAGCATTGGCGGTAGCGCTGGCGGCCTCTCCGGCCTCATGCCCAGCATGTCGACGCTCGGCTGGGTTGGCGCTGGGCTGGCCGCAGCAGCGGCGATTTTTAAAAAATTTAAGAAACGTGGCGGCAAAAAATACGAGGGCGATGCCTACGCCCTGCTTGATGATGCCGGCGGGCTGACGGCGCGTCCCACGCCGACGACGGGCGGACGCGACTGGCTCAACGGCAGCATGGCTAACGCCTCGCTGCAGGAGATGCTAGCGCCGATCGGCAAGAGCGTCGCCGAGCTGATCCGGGGCTTAGGTGGCAGCGCCCGCGGGATTGGGCTTAACGTCGGGTTTATTACCGACCCCAAGGGCAAAGCGCAGGATCAGATCATCGCTGGGCTTTCCGGCGCCGACGGTCGCCAATACTACGGGCAAAACCGGCTCGCCGGGCACGGCTCTTATGAGACTGAGCTCAAGCTTGAGATGCAGCGCATGATGATTGCCGCTGTGCGCGCATCTGACGTTGCGCAGGTCTACAAGGACATCGCCAACTCGGTTGATTTGATGACTGCTAATGCCGAGCAGCTCTCGGCGGTGCTCAATGAGTTATCGATTGTCTCGACGCTACGCCCGGCGCTCGAGCGCGTTAATCTCTCCGCCGATCTGGCGAGCAAGACGTTAGTCGATGCTGCCGGCGGGTTGGATGCGCTCTCGTCCAATTTATCCAGCTACTACGAGGGGTATTTTTCGGCAGCGGAAAAAACTGCCCGGCTGGGTAATGACCTCAACAAACAGTTTGCCGCGCTGGGGCTCACTATGCCGCAGACGCGGGCGCAGTTTAGGGCGCTCGTCGAGAGCATCGGCAAGACAGGTGCGGCGGGCGGTCAGACGCTTGCCCGGCTCCTCTCGCTCTCAACCGTATTTGGGCAGTGGGCCGATGCCGTCAATAGCGCGACTTCATCGGTCGCCTCGTCGGTGTCCTCATCAATGCAGCAGCTCATCAACGACGCGCAGCGCCTGCAGATTGAGCTATTGCGTGCGCAAAACCGCAATGCCGAGGCTGATGCATTGCAGCGCAAGATCGACACGGCCGGCATGAGCGCTGAGGAGATCGCCCAATATGATGCCAATGCCCGCCTGCGCGCGCAGGTTGAGGCGGCGCAGCGCCTCATGCAGATGCAGGATGCGCAGGCCGACCGCATGCAGGCATTTTTTGAGGCGCAGCGCGCCCGCCAACAGGAGGCGCTTAACGCGCAAGTCAACTCGGCCAAGCAGGTGGCAGACACGTTTACGCGCCTGGCAGAGTCGATCAAAAAATACCGCGAGGGGCTGCTCACCTCGGATGCCTCGCCCCTTGATGACGGCGTGCGTTACACAGAGGCGCGCCGTCGTTATCAGACAACGGTGGCCAAGGCCAAACTGGGGGACTCATCCGCCGTCGAGAGCCTGCAGGAGGTGGTCGGCACGTTTTTACGCGCCTCCAAGACCGCACACACGAGCGCGGCCGACTACCGCGCCGATTTTGCCGAGGCGCTGGCATCATTGGATCAGGTCGGCGCCGTGGCCGGGCGCAAGGGATCGCTCGCCCAGGAGCAGATCAGGATCGCGCAGGCCCAGCTCGACGCGCTTAACGCGATCAAATCGAGTCTTGCTGGCTCACAGACCAAACTGCCAACCCTTGTTGCCAATCCAGGCCGCATGGCCGCCGACTGGGCGAGCTGGTTTGAGCACACCCCGATTGGCCGGAGCACACAGCATCCTCATGGCACCGCTACCCGCATCTCGCAAAACAGGGGCGTCTACACCGATACGCACGGGCGTCAGTACATATTTAACAAGGACGACAACCCTTACACCCTCGCCGACAAGTCAGAGGAGTGGGCAGAGGCAATCAAGCGGGTTTATGGCGTTTTCCGCGGGGTCGGCACGCCCCGGTTTGCGTCCGGCGGCGCGCATGCCGGCGGCTGGCGCATCGTTGGTGAGCAGGGGCCGGAGCTTGAGTACACCGCCCCCTCTCGCATCTACTCCAATGCGCAGAGCAAGGGGCTCCTCGACCTCTCCGAGTTGCTCGCCGCCATTAACGCCCTGCGCGCCGACCTGCGCACAGGTCAGGCGCAGAGCGCGCACAACACCAACAAAATCCTCACCCTGCTCGACCGCGTGAGCCGGGGAGGTAATGCCATCCTCACGGAGGCCGCCTGATGGACGTGATCCGCCCGGTAACAATTACCGCCGACAAGCTCGTCTCATCCAACGTCCCCGAGACCGACCACCCGCAGTGGGCGAGCGCCACCGTCTATGCCAAGGGCGCGCGCTGCATCCGTGAGCACCGCATTTGGCAAAGCGCGCAGGATGCCAACGCAGGGCACGATCCGACTGCGCCCGGCTCGGAGAGCTGGTGGTCGGAGGTTGGCGCGACCAACCGTTTTGCCATGTTTGATGCGCGCGTCGGCACGCAGACGCGCGCGCACGATGAAATCAAATGCACCCTGCGCCCGGGGCGTATCAATACGCTGGCGCTCCTCAACATCAGCGCATCCTCGGTCGAGGTCATCATGCACTCAGGTAGCGAGATCGTTTATCAGCGCACGGCCTCAATGGTCGACTCTGAGGGCGGCGCCTCGTGGTACGACTATTTTTATGAGCCGATCCGCGAGCGTCAGGATGTGGTGTTTGACGATCTGCCGGTGATGGGCAGCGCAACGCTCGATGTTGTCATCTCACGCCCGGGCGGCGATGTTGCCTGCGGTCTCCTTTCGGCGGGCCTGTCCGCCCCCCTTGGGCGCGTGCTGCGCGAGGCAAAGATCAGTATCACCGACTACAGCAAGGTCTCGGACGATGGCTTTGGCGGCCTGCGCTTAACGCGCGGCGAGTGGGCCAAGCGCGCCGAGGTGCGCATGATCATCCCCTCGCGCGAGGTTGATCGCATCCAGTCGCTCATCGCTGAGTTGCGCGCGACCCCGGTTGTCTGGGTCGGCGCAAAAAATTTGTATCAATCGCTCGTTATTTACGGCAAGTACGATGATTTTGCGATCGACATTGCCTACAAGACCGTCTCCTACTGCACCTTGACCATACGAGGACTCATATGACCCTACCGATCAGACCCTTACCCACCCCGCCGACCCGGCGTGATCCGACAAGTTTTTACGACCGGGCTGACAATTTTGTTGCGGCGCTGCCGGCGATGACCGAGGACGTTAATGAGGCGATCACTGCCGTTAATACGGCAGTAGGCAAGGCCAATGGGTCGGCCGAGGCGGCCGCCAAATCGGCGCAGCAGGCCGAGGCGGGCATCAAGACACTGCTTGAGCGCATGCCCGACAGCGAGGCGATCCTCAAGGCGCTAACTGGTAACAAGACAGTGCTGCCGCCGACCCTTGTCAGCGCGACGGCCTGTAACGCCATCGCGCACGGGCATTACGTCCTGACCGCTGATGCGGCAACAACTGTGACCGGCCCGGCGCAGGCCGCTACGGGCGATGTACTCTGGATCAGCGCCGCCAACATGCGCTCGGATAACGTGTTTAACGGCGGTGGACACAAGCTCATGGGGCTTGATGAGGCGATGCAGCTTGATATGGGCGGCATCACATATCGGTTTGTTTATCTAGGTGCAACGAGAGGATGGTGGATCGCATGAGCAGATTAAGCCAATTTGTCCAGGGCGGCGCCGGCGTGCCGGTCGGCTGCCAGATACTGAGTTATGACGTGCCGAGCGATGATTACCTGCGCTGCGGCGATCTCGTGCCCTATAGCAGCGAGTATGAGGAGAGCGTTAGGCGCGCGCCGTATCTGCGCGTCTATGGCAACGACACAACGAGCGTTAATGCAGGGGTCGGCAATCGTGCCGTAACCTACCACAAGGTCGGCACAATGTTTGTTGCGGTTGTTGCGGGCGACAGGAGCTATTACAGCACCGACCTGCGCCAATGGACAGCGCATCCGGGCGCGCAGAGCGTCCCGGCCGACCTGCGCCGGGCGGGAGTCAATGCCGTTATGGACAAGATCGCCGTACCGATGGGATCGGGGATCGGCGTGATCGGCCCGGGGGGCGGCGCTCTCAACATGGCCACGATTACCGGCGGCGGTATGCCCTATCGGGCGATCACCGCCTCGCCGGTGTATTGGGTCGCGGCGGCATCGCTCCGCGGCAATGCTGGAGAGCTCGTCTATTGCGGGAGCGCTGATCCATCGCAGACCTGGGAGCGTGGCAGCAACACCTCTGTCGGCATGGAGCGGTGCAACGCCATCGCCTACGGCAACGCCGGGTTTGTGTTTGGCGGCGCCTCCAACTCGGCTGGCGCAGGCAAGATCGCCTACAGCTCCGCCCCGCACTCGGCCGTATGGGACATTACTCGCCGTATCCCCTGGGCGGCGCTGGATGCCCAGGTGCTCGATGTAGTGAGCACGTTTAGCCATTACCTGCTGCTCACCTCACAGGGTGTCTATCGCACCACAGACCTCACCCAATTTGAGCGGATTGTTACGCCGTTTAGTCTCGTCGATCCGGCCGCGGTGCGCCTCACCGCCGATAATACCGGGACGATTGTGGCCACCGTCAATACCGGGCGTGAGCATTTTGTGACGTTGAGCGCTGACCACGGCGAGACCTGGGCTACGCTCCAGGTCTATACCGGCCGCACCGGCCTAAGTGCTACGGCAGGCGTTGGCACGATCACGCGCGCGGGTAATCGCTGGATCGCCAATTTTTCCGGGGCGGTCGGCGGTCTCGTCGATCTGGGGGTAACGCTTGGCGGCACACCGGATTTTGTGGGGGCACAGTCCTCACCCGGCCCAGGCTGGTGTGTACGCGTTAAGTAGGGGTATGGGCGCTCATAACGTTACCCGCAACGGCATCCGCCGGCCGTTGATGCAGTACATGGGCGGCAAGTGGCGCATCGCGCCCTGGATTATCGAGCATATGCCGGCGCACCGCTGTTACGTCGAGCTGTTCGGCGGCGCAGCATCGGTACTGCTCAGTAAGCCGCCCGCGCCAATCGAGGTGCTCAACGATCTGGACGATGAGGTCAATACCCTCTACCGCGTGCTGCGCAACACGGAGCAACTGCGCGCGTTAATGCGGGCGCTCAAGCGCACGCCTTATGGCCGCAGCGCCTATCTTGAGGCGATTGCGCCGGCGGGTGATTGCGATCAGGTCGAGATTGCGCGCCGTCTCATCGTGCGCGGCGCAATGGGGCTGCGCGCCTACTCGGGCGCACGCTGTGCTACGACGTTTGCATCCTATCCGAGTCTGCTCGCCTCATCATGGCGTGGACATCACCGCATCCTGCCGCTCATTGCCCGGCGGCTGCATGAGGTTGTTATTGAGCATCGCTCCGCAATCGACCTCGTCAAGCTCTATGATCGGCCGGACACCCTTTATTACGCCGACCCGCCCTACCTGCCCGAGACACGCACCAGCGAGACCCGTTACTCGCATGAGATGACGGTTGTCGACCACGAGGCGTTGCTCAAGCGCCTGTGCGCCATTGACGGCATAGCGCTCATCAGTGGCTATCCCTCGGAGCTCTACAACGACCTGCTCGCAGGCTGGATGCGCGTGACAAGGCGCGCCCGCGTATTTGGCACGGCGGGTGATCTCAACCGGCAGGAGATGCTCTGGATCTCACCCCGGGCGGCTGATGTGTTGCAACAACAAAAACCTCAAAAAAATTTTGCAAAAACCGCTTGACAAATAATTATGTGTGTATATAATTATGGTCATGGATAGCACGTTGTTATCCACCGCGCCTCGGGGCACAGGGGCTGGAGTAAAAAATGGCAATTGCTTTTGCAACCAAACAAGAGGCTCTTGATTTTTTGCGCGGCATGCGCGGGTATTACGAGCACCGTCAAGGTGTGTTTAGCTGGGATGGTCAATATGTCTTGGCGTATGGCGAGGAGTCGCGCCCGGACTATACCCCCTGCCGTTATAAGGATGGTTGGGGGATTAAGGGTATCTACTACTATCTCCCCAACACATTTTACGCGCCGACAAATGGCCGGTGCGACATTGAGTTAAAGGGTGGTTTTGACGATGCGCCAATTTATGATCTGGTGCGAGTCAATAATACCGATTACTGATTGTCGATACGCCCTGCCGAGCTGGCGGGGCGGGGAGAAAACAAATGGGCTTATTGAACAACACCGTATTTATCGTCCGCGACAACGCTGTCGCCCAGGTCGCGTACCGCGATCTGATGGACTTCGTTGAGACGACAACTCGGCCTGGTGGCGTTAGCACGAAACGCTACATTACAACAGACGCAGATGGCAACTGGTGTGTTGCTGTTTGGCTGACCTGGGGAGGGCCGGAGCACATCATCAGCCGACACGATTCCGAGGCCGAGGCGCAGGAGGCCGTTGAGGCCATCTGGGTGCGTGAGATTGAGGACGCGCCCGACCTCATGCTGTTTTGCACGCGCGAGGCAGCCGAGGAGGCGCTCGTGGAGATGCGGGGCGATTGATGGTTAATCATCCTAACCGTGGCTGGAGATCGCGCTGGACGGTCGATCTGGAGCGATCGACCGCTACTCACCGTGACGGCTGGGTGTTTCGGTTCGCGCCGGTCGATGGAGAGCCTGGTGTATTTGATGGTGAGTGCGTCGGGTGGCCGGAGCCGCTGACGGCTGAGCATCAGGCGCAGGCCGCGCGTATTGCCCGCGAGGCGGGAGATGCCTACGTCGAGGCGCGTAATGCCCGGCACTGATCCGCATCCGACCAAGCGCCCTGTCGGCCGCCCGACCATCATCGGCGGGCGGGGGGCCAACGGCTATCTCGTGGAGGAGAGGCTAGAGGGTGCGCTCGGGCCGGGGGGGGCGGC